GTCCTGGTTCCCGTTCTGGTTCTGGTTCTGGTCCTGGTTCTGGTTCTGGTCCTGGTTCTGGTTCTGGTTCTGGTTCTGGTTCTCGTTCCGGTTCTGGTTACGAACCGTGTTGGCGAACAGGTTGGGAGATCTGGACGTGGAAACCATTCTCGTTCCGGGTAAAAGTATAGGTTCGCGCACACTAGTACTCGCTAATCGTCGACCAATAGCATCCTTTAATTCGGATATGGTCTTATCGGTGTTCACGAGACCAACCTTCTTAGCGAGTCTTTTCACGACCGCAGAAGTCACGTTGGATTTATACAGCGTTTCGTAATCCTTTTGGGTAAGCGGCGATTTAGGATCTAAAAGAAAACGCTTATCTCTCGTAAGCACGAGAGGAGGCATGGGCAAGTTCCCCTTATCAGCCTCTCGGGTAATATCACACATTCGTTCACGGGGGACGTCGACCGTGCGTCCTGTGTGAAGCTTGATGAGCTTCCTGATATTCTTGGTTTTCGCATCAGGATCACAAACGTCCATCTTGTTATAGTCATATAAAATAATATAACAAGTGGGATTACTGGTTGAAACCGTGTAAAAACATACGTAATTTATCATCATAAGACATGTTGAATTTAAAGAGGTTAAACTCACCCGTGTTCACTGATATTGTTTTGTACTTTGATGGGTCATACGTATTGATTCTAAAATCAAGTATACGGTTCATAAATGCACCTATATATTCCGTGATCGATGATATCTTTTCTATATAACGTGGTTCGTTATGTAAAATAAACGATATGATTTTATGATGTGGTTTATTAAAAAATGGTTCTAGTGGCATCACGTCTTTCGTACCCCCGTCTAGATACATATCTCCCTTATACGGCTTTGTAGCGGCGATGAAAGGTATAGATATACTCATACATATAGCATCTATCACATACATATCCGGATGCGAATCCACGGAGAAGTATTCTGTTCTTCCCCTGTTTAGATTAAACGCCGCTATGTAAAATTTTTTCTTTAATTCTGAAAACGTTGGATTACAGCCGTACATCTCTTCTAAACCATTTCGGACAGCCTCGACGTCTATGAGACCATAGTTTTTTAACAGTGATCGCAATTTATATTTTGCAAGCCCTTCTATATCTAGACTCAATAACTTTTCAAATGCATCATCTAATGATACTTCCAAGGCTAAAAACATGCCTATTAAAGCGCCAGCTGATGCACCGGAGATCTCTTTGATATTTTTTAATTCATTTTCATATTTTTTTAACCGGCCCATGAAAGCAAAAAGACCCATAGACGCTGGGCCTATCACAAGATATTCCATATCGCATCACTTAATAGAACTTAGGAAATTGCTTTCGTAAAAGAGCGAACACAAGCGCGAAAACGATGGTGTGAACCAGGATCGCCGACTGGGAAGTCTTACCAGACATGAACTTACCGGGAGGGATGGTAAGAAGCATACCGGGGCTGAGCACCATGAAGAGCGTGGTGGTCACGAGAAGATCGTTCTGGGTAAGAACGAGACCCATAGCCTTCGCGATAAGCGAGTACACGAGAAAGAAGACGAGACCGTGAAAGAACACGGACGCCTTATCGGTGCTGACGTCCTTGAACGAAAGCTTCATACCGTTAGTCTTGAGCAGCATACCAGGGCTGAGTGCAAGGAAAAGAACGGCGGGGATGGCTACCTTCTGGGAGGTAAGTAGGGGGAGCATTTAATATATACGCATAATATTTTTCGCGAATGACAAGAAATGGTCAAATGATGCACCCTTCATCATCTGTTCATAAATTCCATTTTCACGGACATTCCTGATCAGGTGTTTCCATACATGAATTAAACGTTCTTCATACCACCTCGTTTGCTCTTGATATTCCCAGGTAACACGACCAATAGTATCATGCTCTGTGTAACAAAATTCAACAAAGTCACAAAATTTACCCGAATGCTGAATGTGTGCATCATAGAGCAGGGTATTAATAGTATTCCACATATGATGAAGTTCATCTGAGTATTCCAATTCCCAGTCTTCTATCGTATGTTCATAGTCGTTGTCAAAATGCTCATTGTCGCTTTCATAATCGGCGTCATTCCCTGTAGTCGCTTCGTAGACGTACTGATTCCAAACCATTATTCAGAAGTCTTCTTTTTGAGTCCAGTTACGGAGATGGTGGAGGTTTCTTTTGTTGGTAAACTCTCGACGATAACCTTTAAGGCAGTTTCCGCCTGCTGATCGTTTCCGTCGAAAAACACGGCAAGTCCTTCTCTGATTGTGTCCTTATTAAGGCCAACCTTGCGAACGCTCTTCTTGACAGTGATTTTACCAGTCTTGGTATTGATGACGTCGAGGCCGTTATCTACCATTAACTTTTTGATGTGTAACTTAAGTGCCTTTTCTGCTTGAGAAAGGACTTTGATATCGGATCTTGCTTCTTTAATCTGCTGATTCAGTTCAACCAGTTTAGAGACGCTGCTCGTGAGATCGTCGGCTTGAATGTTAGACATATACTAAATAAAGACTAATTACCTTTAAGTTGATTTAGATTAAGGCACGCTGCATGGTGTCGGGAGCGATAGTGGAGTTGTTCCACGTGAAAGCATCCTTGGGATTAGGGGGCTCGGCACGGATGGATTGGTTAGCGTTACGAAGGGCGCCACCAGTGGTCTCGGGAATACCGATTTGGCCACGGGGCTCAAGGAAAGACTGGCCAGCGAGGATATCCTCGGGGGCGAACTCACCGAACTCCTCCTGAGAGGCAACCTCACGGGGGAGGAGGGAAGAGGCGAGACCGGTACCCGCCTTCATCTCACAAGAATCAGCGGCGGTAGGCTCGGGGCCTGGGGCAGCGCCCGCGACGGGGGCGTAGGACTTTTCCTTGACGGAGTACGTGGAAGTCTTACCAGTTCTCTTGAGGAGGACGATGATAATAACGCCAACAACGAAGGCAAATAAGACGCGACCATAGGGAACCCGGTTCAAGCGCTTAGTAAGAGACATCTTTTATATACTGTTAACAATTTTTTTTATTGATCATCCTCGAACATATATTCATCGGGATATGTTTCATCGAAAGTCTCCTGGTCGGGTTCATCGGGCTTGGCGAGGCGAACCTGAACAATGTTCCAGGCTGGGCCGAAAGCCTTTTTGGCAAACCAAAGTCCAGAAAATTCGAGGACGAGGGAGCAAATGCTGTCGGGCTGAATATCATCGAACTCGACGGCTTCCTTATCAGCGGAAAAAACCTTTGTATTGGAGATGCGCTCTGCTGAGATAGTGTCGTCCCTGATGTATGCAGACTTGATAGTCTTATCAGCGAGTTTACGACCAAACCAGGCCTCACAGTTTTCAATGGCATTCTGAATGTTCACGTCGTGAAGCTCGTCAATCTTGGTAAAGTCGGCTGGATCGAAGCTGAGGTCGTCAGCGGTCTTTTCGATGATCTTAACATCGTTGAGCTGAATAAACTTACGCTTACGCTCGTCGGTGAATGCGCGAACGTGGTAAAGGCCATCTTCACCCTTGGAAACGGTATCGTAAATCATTTTATGTAAGATATACGTATCATTTCTTTAAACCTATGAAAGGTATGGCAGCTGAACGTTCAAGAAGTGGTTTTGGAACCCAACCATCTCGTCTAGGTCTAAATCCGTACAATGTGTTCTGAACATTTAGGTTTTTGGGAATGGGCTGTGCATTTTTGGGTCGAAGTGCAAATTCGTTCCTGACGTACGCGTTGTTATTTTCACGTTTCCACCTGAGGTTTTTAAGATTAAACCGCTGATTTCCATTGGTACGCTCATATCCTTCTACGACGGTCTTTCTAGGCATGGGATTCAATCCGTGTACAATCTTCTTCGAAAGTCGTTCCTTCGATGGTTCCGTCGTAAACTTTTTATACTTGTAAGGATTGATTTTCATGGCCTTCTGAATAGACACATTCTTACGCCTGGGTGCCTGTCTCGTCGTATATACCCTCTTGAGTTTCGGCTGTATACGCCTCAGTACAGAATCTATGCTGTCTGTGAGCTTGATTTTCTTGTCGAATAATCTAGCCAGTCGTATAAGTCGCTGCCTGTCCTTCTCTTTCTTTTCCGGTCGAAGCTTTAGGGTGTGCATGAGATAAATGTCATCTATCAAAAACTCTTTACTGGCGACATAGACCTTTTTGTTCACTATCATCTTATTCGTGTTGACATTCCTATACGTCACACCTCTTTTCAACGTGCGAACTACATCATATCCAAATTCACGGGGTCGCATGAAGGGTATATCAAGTAACCCCCCTAATGTGACGTTCTCGATCTTGTTCTTTTCCGGAGAGAAGAAACGAATATTGAGATCAAGTGCAAATAATTCGACATCTATGAATATATCACCCTGGCCAGCCCTGTTATTGGTACGCGTCTTTTTCTTCTTGATGAGTGTGTATCGCCTGGTCACGTACGGACCCGATTGCTTGAATCCCAGACCCAGATATTTAATCAGTTTTTTATCCATGGACATTATACGGGACTTAATACGCGTGTTTAACTTTTGGGCAATCTGACCAAGTTTATCCCAAAGTATGAGTTTTATAGCCTGTAACTTACCAAAATACTTTGCGTCGTAATAAATACGCGGAACGAACTTCGCATCTATATCACTCGTGACAATACGTTCATTGTAAGGCATGTACATGTTGAACGCTTCTCCACCACTGACCACCAAATCGCCCATATTTTTCATATATTCACCGATTTCACCTATAGTGTTGAGAATGATATCTCGGCACGCATCGGTCACGAAGACGTATACGAATTTTTCCAGCGATTTCTTCGAATGCGCGCTATGTAAGCGACTTCTAAACTTTCCTAGATCCCTCGCCTCATTACGTTCAAAATACTTTTTCAGTTTGGCATCTCTGAAAAGTAAATTTTCATGTCTGAACTGGTCGATGACCTGTTTAGAATATAATTTGACGTCCATTACTATAGATCAACATTTTTATACATGAAACATTCATTTGCTGATGATATCAACACGCTTAAAGACGAACGACATATATAATACATAATGTCTACTGAAACTGCGTGCAACCGTAACGAATGCCTCGTCGAGATTACCGCTCTTCGTAATGAACTTAAGTCGCTCACTAAGATTGTCAGAAAGATCAAGGCTAAGCTCGACGATCCCAACGGCGAGAAGTCTGCTAAGCGCGCTAAGAACAACGGTTTCAACCGTGAGCAGAAGATCTCTGAGGAGCTCCGCACTTTCCTGGGTCTTCCCGAAGGTCAGCTTGTCTCTCGTAGCACTGTGACCAAGTCTATCAACGAGTACGTCAAGGCCAACGGTCTCAAGCACCCCGACAACGGTCGCATTCTCGTCCTCGACCAGAAGCTTCGCGATCTTCTCAAGCCCCCCGCCGACGTTCAGGTCACTTTCCTTAACCTCCAGAAGTTCCTCAGCCCTCATTACACCAAGGTTGAGGCGTAATCATACTTAAAAATAAAAACACACAATATAATAACAATGTCGATCGACAGGGCATCTGCCGAGAACCTTGTTGGTACAAAAATATCAAACATAGATTTGTACCAAAAAGCCTTTACACACAAAAGTGCGCTAAAAGAGGATGACACATTAAACGGATCGTTTGAAACGCTCGAGTTTATTGGTGATTCTGTTTTAGGGTTCGTAATTACTAAGTTTCTATACGATAAATACGAGAACAGGCAGGAAGGCTTTCTAACGAAAGCACGAACAAAACTTGTGCGCGGAGAGACGCTCGCAGGAATTGCATCCACACTTGAACTGTATAAATGGATCCGGATGGACGAAAAGGGTATGCGTAATCAATGGATACATAACCCTAAAATTCTCGAAGATGTATTCGAGGCTCTTATTGGTGCTATATACATGGATTTAGGTTTACTGCATGCTAAGGAGTTCATACTGCGCATATATAACAATCCTAATTACGTGAATCTCCAATCGATCATGGTTGATGACAATTTCAAGGATCATTTGATGCGATATTGTCAGTCGAATAATCTCAGTCTTCCGCAGTATTCCATAACTTCTCATGATAATGGAGTTTTCCATATCAGTGTATTTGTGGACGGCGTATGCATGGGATATGGATTCGCGAAAAACAAGAAACAAGCGGAACAAAATGCGGCTCGAGCATTCTTTTATCCACCTAAGTCGGCATATCAAAATAATGGATACCATCATCAACAATGAAGGGAGACGACTTCAACCCCAAAAAGCGAGTTACCAAGAACGATAAAAAGCAAAAAAGGGAGGTGTATTCTCAAAGATACGTTCGTACGGTACTTAAACATTTGGAAGGTAAATCAACTAATGCACCCGACAGTGAAAGCGTTGATCGAGAGGGAGTATGCACCCCAGAAGTCCGAGGAGTGGTTAAGTCTAAGAGGAAACATGCTCACAGCAAGTGATGCAGCCACAGCCATTGGCAAAAATCCTTATGAAACCCCGGAAGGTTTACTCTTGAAGAAGTGCGGATTAGGGGAAAAGTTCACGGGGAATGCAGCTACACGTCACGGAGAGTTGTATGAAGACGAAGCGCGTATCCTATACGAACAGCGTCACAATGAAGTTGTTCACGAGATCGGTCTCTGTCCCCACCCCGAACATAAATGGCTAGGTGGAAGCCCGGATGGTGTGAGCGAGTCGGGTAAACTCGTTGAGATTAAGTGTCCTCCACAGAGAGCCATCATTCCAGGTCAGGTCCCAGAGCATTATATGCCTCAGCTGCAAATGTGTATGGAGATATTAAATTTGGAATCAGCAGATTTTATTCAATACAAACCCGCAGCCACGAATTGGCCAAAGCCAGAGGAATTTGACGTGGTTCATGTCAAGCGGGATCGTGAATGGTGGGCGACGTATTTTCCCGTGATGAAAGAGTTTTGGGAAAAGGTGGTGTATTATCGACAGCACATCGACGAACTTCCAAAACCAAAAGAGAAGAAGAAACGTGTATTAAAAGAGAAAGTACATGTTTGTGAAGTAGCGTCTGATCCAGACGACGATTATCACAGTGAATAATAACATGTTAAAAAGTCGGAGTGGAGTGGGGCGTCTAGTTCGTGTAGGTACGGTAATTGGTAGACGAACTACACGCCTCATTAAAACAAATAGACAAACGAGAATAACTCGTGTAGTACCATACGTAGTAGATTATTATAATAACACTGATCCATCCATTGAGTATGTGAAATCATTACTTGAAGTGTTTGTCGAAACCGAAGTAGCTCTCACGGTGTTTTACATTCTCATGGCGGCTTTTTCAATACAGTCGTATAAAACACCTAAGTCGGAAGAAGAATAAATGAAATTTATACAAACAAACAACCAACATTCAACGAACATGAACAAATACACTCTCAATGGCACACTTCACGCCCCGTACCAAGTGGACGGTGTGCAGTGGATGCATGATATGGAACACCAGACCTCGGGTCCCAAAGGAGGATTCTTGTGTGATGAGATGGGCGTCGGTAAGACGATTCAGATCATCGCGACATTGCTCAGGAACCCAAAGCCCCACACACTAATCGTGGTGCCTAAAACCATCGTCACTCAATGGAGTACAGAGATTTCCAAATTTGCACCAGGTCTCTCTACTCACGTTTACGACGGACCCGATCGCACGACCAACGTCGAAGATCTCAAAAAGGTGGACGTTGTACTGTGTCCTTACAGTCTTGTCTACAACAAGAAGACCATTCTTCACGCGATGAAGTGGGATCGCATCGTTCTCGACGAAGCCCATGAAATTCGCAATCGCAAGTCCGAGACTTTCAAGGCCATCTACAAGCTTGACGCGGATATTCGCTGGCTCGCTACCGGTACTCCGGTCTTTAACTCGATCGAGGATTTCGTATCACTTTGTATGTTCTTGGGATTCTCCAAGGATCTCGTACAAGCTATGTACGATGAGATCAAGGACATATACATTCTTCGACGCACCAAGGCTGACAGTGTTGGAAAACTGCCACGCTGTCATTTTGAGAACGTGGAACTCGAGATGTATGACCAGGAGCGACGCATCTATGAACAGGCATTCTTTGAATCACAAGAATACATCAGTGAACTCAAAAATGTCGCCATTTCCATCGGTTCGAGGGCCATGCAGATTCTAGAGTGCCTTCTTCGTGTGCGTCAGACCATGACGTGGCCTCAACTCTACCTCGATGGAATGACCAAGAAGCAGGGTGTCGATCGAATCATCTGGCAGCACAGCACGAAGAAGATTGATACTCTGAAACACGATATCTCTCAGCACCCGGAGGAAAAGGCTGTAATCTTTTGCCAATTCCGCGGTGAAATGGATCATCTCGAAGAGGTCTTCAAAGGCCGCGTTTCGAGGATCGACGGAATGGTCGAGAAGGATGAACGCCACTCTCGTCTCGAAGAGTTTAAGGCTGCCCCAGCTGGAAGCGTTCTCATCGTGCAAATCAAATGTGGTGGTGTTGGTCTCAACATTCAGTGCGCGAGTCGCGTATACATCATGGCTCCATCATGGAATCCCGCCACGGAACTCCAAGCCATCGGTAGGTGTCACCGAACGGGACAGACTCGAGAAGTCTTCGTGAAAAAATACGTGTACAGCGACACACCCGCAGTACGAAGCGTCGATCTCGCTATGATGGCGCTTCAAGGTCATAAAGCTCAGGTGTGCGCAGAAATTCTTAACGATGAAAAGGTTGGATACCAGATTCCGGTAAAATATGAGAAATCCATCGACGCCATCAGGAAAATTTTCCAGTGATATAGTAAAACAATGTACGCTGTCGCCGAAGGTTCTCGTGCCGAAGTTTTCCACGGCGCCGCCGAGCGAACGGCCGGTGGTCTCGTGAAGAAGGATCTCGTTCAGGATAAGTATGGCAACATCAAGAGCAAGGCTGCCGTCGCTGCCGCCAAGAAGCGCATGAAGAAGGAGGGTGCTTCTGCCATGGTTAAGGTCTTTAAGCCCGCGAAGAAGGGTGACTTCAAGCTTGCCCCCAAGAAGGGCACCAAGAAGTACAAGACGCTCATAAAAAAAATGAAGTAAATAGTAAAGGATGACTCTTGCTAAATGGGATGAAGCTGTCCGTGTAGCAAAAATCAAGCTCAAGCTTGATCCAAATAAGTATAGCGTTTTAAAAGGAAAATTATTAAAAGAAGCTCAGTTCATATATAGTTTACTCTTGGAGAGTAAGTAATTAGTCTAAAACGAATTGGAAACCCTTAAGTTGTTGTGGTTCATGCACAACAAGTTGATGCAACTTCCAGGTCACCCCAAATTTCTTGTTTAGAAAATAGACGCTAGTCATCTCGACAATAGCAACTCCAGAATTTCTGGCATACAACTTATCAGAAGCGGCATCCTTGAGGTGCTCGCGCTCACTGTTGAACACACCCGGTTTAATCATTCCATCGGTAGTCGTGTCAACCTTGACCCGGAACTTGGGCTCCCTATCAGGGGAGTGTTTTATATTTGAGTTAAACATCGGTTTAAGTTCGTCAACGGTCATATGCTTACTGAAAATAGATTCACTTTGCTTACTCACGTTTTCGATGATGGTTTCTTCCATCTTTGTTAGGATGTCATAAAACGCTTTCACGTAGTTACCCTCTTCATCGTATCCTTTCATAGAAAAGTCGACATTCCACTTGGTGTTACCCACGGGTGGTGTAAAACCAGAAATACCGAAAGGCATATACATTCTAGGAATTTGAATACGAACGGGTTTACCCTCTTTCGTACTGAAAGAGATCTTCCGCCCATCGTATTCAAGGATATCCAAATTATCGATGAGGGTATGAAATTTTGCCATAATACTTGATTATACGCCTAAAACTTTAAGCTGAACAAGCTGTACATTCAGCTTCAAGACTAAATTGGATTGGTCGAGCCTTCGCTTTGCTTCGCAGGTAGTACATTCCGGTCTTCAAACCGGCTTTCCATGCATACATGTGCATAGAGGATAGTTTGGATAGGGTGGGGTTCTCAACAAAGAGGTTCATACTCTGACTCTGATCCACGTACACACCTCTATCAGCTGCCATATCAATAATAACCTTCTGACTAATTTCCCATACAGTCTTGTAAAGAAGTTTAATATCGTCAGGGATGTCGGTAATGTTCTGGATAGACCCACCCGCCTTGATCATGAGATCCTTCATTTCTTTCGACCACAAGCCCACCTTTTGAAGAGCTTTTACGAGGTGCTTATTCACAACCACGAACTCACCCGCGAGGGTGCGGCGGAGATAGATGTTGGTCGTGTAAGGTTCGAAGCACTCATTATTACCCAAAATCTGGGAAGTACTTGCCGTCGGCATGGGTGCGAGGAGTAGACTATTTGCGACCCCCTTCTTCACACGCTCACGCATGGCGTCCCAATCGTAGAATCCACTGTGAATGGATTCACGATCCCACATGTCGAACTGAAGAATGCCCTTACTGATGGGACTTCCTTCGAAAGACTCGTAGGCACCCTGCTTTTCCGCGATTTCACAACTCGCTTCGAGTGCACCGTGATACATAGTCTCAAAAATATACGCATTCATCTTACGAGATTCTTCATCTCCGAATGCATATCCACAAAGAATGAAGGCGTCTGCCAATCCCTGAACACCAATACCGATCGGTCGATGCCTAAAATTGGAACGTTTCGTATTCTCCGTAGGATAAAAATTACGGTCAATGACCCTATTAAGGTTATATGTGAGCGTCTTGGAAATGGCGTGTAGCTTTTCGTAATCAAACGTTCCATCTTTCTTCACACATGAAGGGAGTGAGATAGATGCTAGGTTACACACGGCGGTTTCATCCTTGTCCGAATATTCGATAATTTCACTACAAAGGTTAGAAGACTTAATCGTGCCGAGGTTCTTTTGATTGCTCTTCTTGTTACACGCATCCTTGTAAAGCATGTAAGGTGTCCCCGTCTCACTCTGCGACTTGATGATCGCCTTCCAGATCTCGGAGGCGGGAATAACCTCATTCGCGAGACCCTCCTCTTCGTATTTTGTGTATAGCTTTTCGAACTCATCACCATACACATCCGACAGACCCCGGGCTTTGTCGGGGCAGAAAAGAGACCAGTTTCCACCTTCTTCGACTCGTTTCATGAAAAGATCTGGAATCCACAGGGCGCTAAACAGGTCTCGGCAACGAGCCTCCTCGTCACCCTGGTTCAACCGAATATCCAGGAAATCGAGAATATCTGCGTGCCAGGGCTCGATGTACATGGCAAAAGACCCCTTTCTGCGACCCGCTTGATTGACGTATCGGGCAGTCGCGTTGAACACGCGAAGCATTGGGATAATACCGTCAGACTTGCCATTCGTCCCCCTGATAATTGAGTTATTAGCTCTCACATTGTGAACATGAAGACCGATCCCTCCTGCCCATTTCGAGATCTGGGCGCACTCCTTGAGAGTGTCATAAATACCGTCGATGGAATCGGCTTTGTTGGCGGTGAGAAAGCATGAAGACATCTGTGGTCTATGCGTCCCGGCGTTGAATAGGGTCGGGGTCGCATGAATGAAGTGACCACGGGACATGGACTCGTACGTGTGTACAACCGAATTTACATCGTTTCCATGAATACCTATGGACACGCGCATAAGCAAATATTGGGGCGTTTCAATGATTTTACCCTCGACTCTCTGAAGATACCCCTTTTCTAGGGTCTTGATTCCAAAGTATCCAAAATCAAAGTCGCGCTCTGGGGAAATGAACTTCTGTACATCCGCGGCTACTTCCATAACTTCCTTCGTTACGATGTTGGCGTTATACAACTGAGTCATAGCATCGTAGAAGGTTTTGGGGGCGGTCTTCTGAATATTACTCGCGACGATGCGAGTAGCGAGTATCTCATAATCGGGATCACTCGTAACCATGCCAATACATATCTCAGCGGATAACGTATCTATTTCGTGTGTGGTAATATTGTCATACATTGACGAAAACACCTGTTTTGCGATGAGAGAAGCGTCCACTTTATCGGAAAGTTCGTATCGCAATTTGGAGATCCTGTTGGTGACCTTATCAAATTTGACGTCTTCAACATGACCGGACCGCTTAATAACCCGCATGATATTGATAATACATGCCTATTTTTTAATTACATTTGAAATCTTCGCTTCGAACGGGGACGGGGCCGACCGTCTCAGCATACCTGTTAGGCTGGAGGAAACTCGTGTTGACATTGAAATTACCGGGAACACCTGGAGGGGACACGGGAGGGTACGAGGCGATGAAGCACTCGGGAGCCTTGCACACAGGGGGCTCCATGTTGCAGGGCTTGGTATTGTAAGCCTCGTCAAAATCAGCAGCAGCTATCATTTATTATCTACATATACTTTTTTTCCTGGACTATATTAAATGTGTGATAGACTTCACCTTAATTCTCTGAAACAAACGGAAACCCCCCTGAACAAACTATTCTTTTCGGAGTTCAACATACAGATAGTTCAGAAAGCTATCCGCCAGGCGTTCAAGGATAAGACCGGCGTCTCCATCGACTACCAAAATGCGAGCGATCTTTACGCGATCATGCGCGTCGTATTTATCAACAACGCGGGTAACCATTTCGAAAAGGTCAATGAACAGGTTAGGGCCATGAACTCCGTCGTCATTAAAACCGTTCTCCCTCAGATTCAATCGGGTGTGGCACAATATATGGGTTACATAAGAGATATTGACACCCTGGTGGTTCCCCCTAATCCTCCGGCGAATACGAGTACATATGGCATGAAACTCGACGCCAACGATAAAATAGGCGTATAAAGGATTGCAACATGATATGTATAAGTAAAAATGTCATTAAACTTTTACAAATCGGAAACGGAAAAGATATGCAAGTCCAAGGGATGGGACCGCGCTGAAATTAATACAGTCTGGCTTCTTCTTTCAGAAGAGTTTGGAGAACTCGCTTCCGCCATTCGTCAGTCTAAGAAGACTTTTAAGAAGTCTAACATGAAAAAGGATAAGGGAGTTGACATCATGATGGAAATGGGAGATGTATTTAGTTATTTATTCCAACTGGCTCATATGTTAGATGTCGATCTGGATAAGATGTGGATCGAACACGGAAAGAAGATGTCACACAAAAAATATATCTCTTGATAGTAGTAAAGATGAGTAAGCATATGCTCAGCGATCAAGCATCGATCGATAAAATTAATCCGTACGTGGCAAGGGAATTTTCTTTGCCAGGCTCCAGTCGAAGACCCAACTCGTTTGCTCCCCACAAAAAGGCAGAAGAAGAAGGTATGCCTGAAAACGAACACATCATATGCGAGTATGGTGTGACCGCTGGTGATAAGACGGTTGATTTTTGCAAGGGAAAGAGTGCATGCGAACTTTCGAGACCACTCATTCCAGGACGTAATATAGATTTAGGATATGACGAACCCAAACCCTCCGTTATACGTGAGAGCGCGAAATTCGTTAAGTCTATCAAGAAGTTAGACGCTTTTACTATTATCATTGTAGTTCTCATAATTCTTTTACTATCGACTTTAAAACGTCGATAAGAGCGATGATGCGCTTTTTATGTCCACATTTCATAATCACTTGAGGAAATGTATAGAGACACAATTCTTTGATAAACTCTCTCTGCCACTTGGATCCTTTATTTATGATAGGAGGTACGAAAGTAGGATCAATAATCTTAATAGCGTTCATTAATCGAATCGTACAATTGACGTCAAAGTTTTCACACAAGATGTCTTCCAGTATGATAGTAGCCATCACTCGTCTCGTTCGAGTCGTGTTCACTATCATATTCCCCAAAAAATCTGCATATGAAGTAGATCCATGCTTAAACTTAATCTCCACCCAATCTCCAATTGGTTTGGTATTAAAACAAGCAGATTCGTTTATATAGCCGTCCCCTTCAACATATCGAGAGTATTTAAGTTCAACGTTGGGAAGATTTGTACGCTCGTCTATAAACGCGCGAGCCTCCTTAACGAAGGAAGGCATATTTACACTCTGGCTTAAAATCTAGTTTCCTCTCTAAATCCTTTAACTGCTCTTTCTTTTTTAATTCTATACCAACACAATTGTGTTGTTCCAATCTAAAACACTTAATACAAAATTCACCATTGCAATATTTACAAACCATGGGAACGCCGCATTTCTTTTTGCATTGTTGACACGGCATTTATTTATATCGATTTATTTTTTTAACCTAAGTCGAGGTTCTTTATGTTAGAAAGTATGTTTAAAAATGTTCTCGTCTATCGCGAACAATACGTTCTCATATTTACTGACTCAGGATGAGTTCAGGAATAAATGCCCCGAAAAAATTCGTCCTTCCAGGATCAAGCTCACGACGATTACCATGATCTCCGCATTCTCGAAGCCAATCGAAGTCAACAAGATTCGTTCAGTATTCGAAGAACTCGGGGAAGTTCGTCTTCATCGCAACGATACATCTAACCAGGCGATCGTTTGGTCTTTGAAACCGACGACATTCTACAACCAGATTACTCTCACATATGACGATGGTCACAGTATCAAGTCAATCAAGATCTTTCCCAACGGAAGTATTCAGGTTGCAGGTTGTGAAGATCTATTCAACTGCAAATATGTCATCTCTGGTCTCGTATACATCTTACAGTCTTTCGACGAGGATATTGTACCACCGGCTGACACGTTTCGCGTGGTGATGATCAACTCCAACTTCAGTCTCAACTACAACATCAATCTCATGATGACGACGCAGCACTTCGAGAAGTATTCCGATGTCTTCAAAGTGTCATTTGAACCGGATCGTTATTCTGCGGTCAAGATCAAATTTAAACCAGCAGGCGACATGAAAGAAATCACGACCAGTATTTTTGGCACGGGAAAGATCATTATCACCGGAGCCGAAACACTCAAGGAGATCGTGTTTGCTTACAACATAATCAACCAGCACATCAACGATTGCCCGGCTATCAGGGTTTCGAAGGTTGATGTATCAGATGACTTCAACGACTATTTTGGGTATAGTATGGACGATGCAATCAAAAAAATTAAGGAAATGGGGGTGGAGTCTTGGACCAACACTATCACGAATAGACAAATAATTTTCTGATTTTAATATAAATGTCACAACGTTTAGGCATGGCCGATGGCAGGTGCCACACTATCAACAACTCGTCTCTCCTCTACGATAACTACATCAAGACCCAGAACGGTATCAAGTATGAGGACAACTACTCATTCCGCAAGCTCTTACAAGAGAAGGGTCCCGAACTTCACCAAGTCCCCGCTCCCCAAGATGACGGCAGCCCTTGTGGTCTTTGCGATTCTTCCCTTAACCTTTCCGATGTTAACTGAGTAAAACTTTTAAAAATAAAGTAAAATCCATTGTATGGACGATACTGATCAAGGTACCACGTGTGCAATATGTCTCAATCCAGTGAGAGAGACGAGACAAAACAAACCTATCAGATGTGGTCATTTGTTTCACTCTCACTGTATAGAGGAATGGAAACGACGTGGAAATCAAACATGTCCCACGTGCAGGAAAATTTTTGACGGCGCCAATTTTCAGGTAACAGTCACCATTAGAAATACAATAAACGATGCGACCGTTGTTAGAGATGTGGAAGAGGATCAGTATATTTTCGATACACTGGACGCTTTTTTTGATATCGAAGACGCAGGTGAACTAGAAAGTTTACTTGCGGATTTTGGGATGAGTGTGTCCAACCTTGATCCCCTTATTCTTAACACAGAAGGATGAACAGTACTTGTCGTACTTCAAACCCGGATAATCCCTAGATATTTTACGAGGATCCCTGATCAGTTTTCCCTTAGCTCCAACCACCAGTGGACCTGTAGCCCACCCTCGTTTATGACTGAAAAACTCGGCTTTGAAAACTATGACTCGCCCGGGTTTTAAAGTGGCAGCAGCTCGCTTCACACGAATCACCGGAACTTTAAAGAACCTGGCTATGCTTTCGTGTGTATCTCCCGCTTTCACTTTATACTCAGCCTTGCTATGTTGTTTATAAAAATGGAAGTCACCCTGGCACAGGTGGTTATTCTTCTTGCATGAAGCGATGAACAACATCACTTTGTAATAGTCAGGCTTGCACTTTGTACCACCCTTCACTATGTACACCTTCTTAGGATTATCAGCCACGACGAGCTTTGGTAAAGTACCACAACTTATGTAACGACCATTAGCACGTAAATTAGCGCGCTCTCCAGGCTGACTCTTCCATCCACGATATCTCTGAAAATCGTTTACGGCATATGCATAACAGTTGTTGTTATTCTTGCCCACCTTACCACCCCATCTTCGAGTGGTAAACGTATGCTCACCACCGCTTGTAGGGGGACCTTTGGTCATTATATTATGTTAGAAAAAAATCTTCACACATAATAAATGATCAAGGATATTACCAAAGCTAGAACGAAGCGCCAAATTATCGAAGAGATCTTAATCTTCGTGCTCACCGTGCTGGTCAGCACTTTTATTCTTCGCTTCACTTGGAACAATTCGCTGAGCAAGCATATCAGCGTGCTCAAGCCTATCAGGACCTTCTTTGACGCACTTTTACTTTCTATTTCTATTCAGGTTTTCCGGGGTCTTTAAACCTCCTTGAAACCGACGACACGTTCACCGGATGAGTGAACCATCGTGGGGAATCCCTCGACTCCCTTGCAATCCTCAGAATCACAATCGACGAAGGTGTAAGGCTTACCCTTACTCTTGAAATACTCGAGCTGCTTACGAGTCCATCCACAGCCCATGGATCCGTAAACAGTCCACTCACCATCGGTGGTCTTCGCCTTGATAGCCTTCGCGGGCTGAGCCTTTTTCATGGCCATGAAAATACGAATATTGATGAGCACTAAAAGAAGTGCGAGAATCATGTTGTATATCTATATAGCAGATTTTTATTTCTGATCATAAAGTATGACGAGTATTCAGAAGAACATCGATAGAATTCTCGAAGGGAACAAAGGTTGTGCCCCCATGAACCATATAGCTATTAACCAATCGTGGAAACGTTCCGGAGCGTACGGTAATGTTCGCCGCGCTAAATTAACGGGTAAATCTAGAAAGTTTATCGCGTTGAAAGAGATGAAAGTGAAAAAAAACGAACCCGAACTCGGTGAACTCGCCGAGATGGAATATAAAATCGCTCGCAAACTCAAGGGCTTTGATGTCCCGAATGTGTATAAGTATGTCAAGTGCCCCATCGAAGGAAATGGTCCGGACCTTAGAAAGGATATACTGTATTTCGAATACGTGAATGGTATTTCTCTCCGGGAATTCATTCGAACTCGCCGAGATATTACTCTCGTTCAATTAAAGTCGATCGTCGCGCAGGTGTCTTACAATCTGTACAGGATTCATAAGAAGTTTCATAAGTTTCGTCACCACGATTTACACACGGACAACATTCTCGTTCGACCGGTTGCGGGGAAGAATTTATCCATAGAAGTCGGTGATACAAAATACACGATCGACAACGGTGGGTTAGAGTTGGTGATGATCGATTTCGGATTTGCTTCTTTCCCGGGTATACCCAACCCTCTCGTTAATACGAAACATTACACTAACATAGGTATTCATAGGAATTCTAACAAGTATTATGACCTACACTTCTTTCTTAACAGTTTACACAACGAACTCTCTTCAACGGCTCGGAAAACCCCGATGGTGCCCGACCACGGAGCCCGTGTCAATATGAAGAGTTTCATCAAAAGCCTGTTCACGATTGATTATCTTGGATTTAGGTCGAGTAAGCTCAAAAATTTCCGGTTGCGTGGTACGATGAACAATTCAAGAAACAAGGATTTACCGTCATTCGAAAGGGTGTTGACACATCCATTTTTAACGGGAGGACGACGAGCACGTCTGGAAATACCTACAGTTAGAACGGCCAATACCCCCGTGGTGATCACGCGAACGACCCCTCCCAGAAATAACGAAACCACCGCCAGCCAGAGAAGAGCTGCCATCAATCGCGCGAAAAAGGTCTTACAAGGTAATAAGCAAATGACCAAGCCTGCGATGAGACCCGGCATCGCCCGCAAACCCCCTCTCCCTCCCAAACCCCCCAAGGCTCCGTCTCCTCCCAAGCCGGCCAATGGTAATAACAATAAAAAACCACTTCTCACCAAACCCGCGACGGCGGCGGGTATGACTAAATCAAGGAAGCCCGCTACTAAGAAAAATAGGGTGAGTAAGTCATGGGTTAAATCGTTCATGAATAGCATGACTCGCAAATAGTACTATTAAAGAAAATACACGTTCTTTATATAATGGAATGTTGTGAAGTATGCTGCGAAAAATACAACAATTCAAATCACAAAAAGGTTGAGTGCCCTTTTTGTGATTTAAAATCCTGTCGAACATGTTCCCAAAAGTATATGCTCAGTACCACGGAAGAACCACATTGCATGAAATGCAAACACGAACACAGTCGAGAATTTGTTGATAGTTTTTGTTCGTCACATTTTCGAAACCGCGAATATAGAAAACATCGCGAAAATACGTTATTTCAAAGGGAGTTGGCCCGTATGCCCGAAACACAACCGTACGTCATTCGTGAATTGCAAATACGAAGTTTAAGAAGGTCGTATCTGTATTTAGTGTATATTTTATCGAACATGTATAAAACGGATGATATAAGTGGTGAAATAAGACCACATTTAGATTCAGTGTTACGGACAACTATCATAGGTATTTATGAGACGTTGCAAGTTTTAAATCATAGTGAACCAACTATAGCGAGTGACAAATACCACAAGATAGCGCAGAAATGTCCGTCGGAAGATTGTCGTGGATTTTTGTGTGACGATTGGATATGCGGAATATGTAAAAATAAGTTCTGTGACAAATGTCACGAAATTCTTGTACCCGGTCACGTGTGTAACAAGGACACCGTAAAAACGATGAAACTACTAAAGAAAGAAACGAAACCATGCCCTAAATGTAACGTACCCATATCCAAAATAGAAGGATGTGCTCAAATGTGGTGTACACAGTGTCACGTAGCGTTCGATTGGAGAACTGGGGCTATAGAGACTGGTAGAATACATAACCCACATTATTTCGAGTTCAAAAAACGTTCGAGAGAACATGGCGACATTCCATGTGGTGGAAGACCCACACATTCGGAATTGCGGCGATCGGGTGCTTCCGTATCAATTCTAGAGATTTCTGTGAGTGTAATACAACTTGATTATGAAATCACATACCGTTATGGATACATGTATGATGATAATAGATATTTACGTATGAAATATCTACTAAAGGACATGACGGAGGAACAGTTAAAGCGTGAGCTTCAGAGGCGGGACAAAAGTAACTGTAAAACGCGTGATATCAGGGATATATACCAAATGTATATAGATACAGTCGGAGATCTTTTGAGACAATACATGATCGACAAATCAAAAGAATTGGATATCATCGCAGAGGTTCGTGAGTTGCTCTTATACATGAATAATGTATTAGAAACCATACGAAAAAGATACGTTTGCAAAATCCCCCGTAATTTAATATTGGATATAATCAGATGAGAGTGTACATTATCATAGCAGTAATCCTGTTATGCATTCTATTACGACCAAGGTATAAAGAACCCATGGTTATACCTAAAGTGTTTACACCCGAAGAATGCGACAACATAATAAAAACAGCCGAGACCAGACTGGAACCGTCGATTCTAGACACCGACTATCACACGGATAAGAATGTCAGGGACAGTGAAACAGCGTGGATAGGCCCCCAAGAGAATAAGGTGGCTAATAAGATGATCAAAAAATGCGTTTCGTTCACGGATAGAAAACCAGTTAACAGCGAATATTTACAGGTTCTCAAATATAAAGAAGGAGGATTTTACACACCCCATCAAGACGCGTTTTTTGACGAACCCAATCCCAGAACTGTTACCGCTATAATCGCATTGAACGACGATTACGACGGTGGTGAAACAGAATTTCCTAATCTAGGTAAGAAGTTTAAACTCAATAAAGGTGATGTACTCATATTCAACAATTTCACCGATTGGGGATACCAAACGCCAAAGTCGTTACATGGTGGACGACCGGTGAAATCGGGTGTTAAGTGGATATGCAATCTCTGGATACACAGGTATCCGTATAATCCTAGCGAGTGGACAGGTTCCAAGACATTCCCCGGTAACGAAGGTGGTGGTTCGTGTTCCGCTGTTTAAGGTGTCTCACGTATATTTAATTTAGACTGGTTAATGGTGATCATTAAGTGAATACCCAATGCAAATAAATAACATACATCCCACCACGCTTCAAACACAGCGGCTATAGGTACAAGTGCAAAACAATAAAAGGAATGAATAGCTAAAATAGGCCGACTTTCTGTCCTTTCAGACTGTACTGAATATATTGTAACTATGAGAAACACTGTATTCAGTATATCGATCATTGATCTACGATATATTAAACCAGCCGCACCGAACCAAGAAAAGGTCCATAAAATGGCACGAGTAATATAATTATATTCTACATATATTTCCATATGCGGGTCCCGATAAGGTTGAGATTCAACGTTTGGAGGAGCTTCAATATCCGGATTAGTGCCTATTGACACATTTCCATCGGGTGATTCGACGACAACGTGTCGCCCATTGTTCATATTTGTTTTTCAACTTATTTTTCTAAGAGCTTTAATGCTTCGATTTGAAACTTATCACAGGGAGCATTTACAAACATCGGAACCCATTCGATCTCCTTAATTATAGCTTCATCTTGAGCGACCGTTTCATACATTTTATCATGGAAACGTTTATTTACTATCGGATTGTTCATCAAGGGTGTTTTGGGATACATCATGCACCACGACATTTTAGTATGCACATCGTCTATGGGAGCGAGAGTACTAAACGTGATGAACTCATATTTACCAGCCAATTTAATACGTATGATAGATGTTGCCGGACTTACGAATCTACTGTGGACAGGTGCACCGCTTTTAGGTTGCATATGTTCCGTAAACTTAGACGAAGCCTTGGGTTGAACGACCGCGAAACAGTCTACGTAGTCGTCTATCGTTTCAACCTTAAGATTCGTGACAATTCCATTATCCTCATCGGCGAAATTATGAACATAATTTATGTGTGAAATATCAGTCGCGTTCAAGATCCAATCGTAAATGTTACCTTTCAACTCTTTTGAACCATAGACTTGAACCCAACTAGGATCGGTTAGTTCTTTACAATATCGAGTTGGGAGAGGTTGATTTTTATTAGCGGTCCAAATAAATCCTCCATCTTCAATCACGGGATACGAACCAATATTTCCACCGGTGGGTATATTATGCGCGGAGGGTACTTTGACAAGTTTTCCATTCGTGTCGTATTCCCAGCCATGGTACGGACATTGCACGCGATCTCCTTTCACGCGACCGTTGCATAAGTTAGCTCCCCTATGCGGACATTTTGCGTCTAGCATCGAAAGATTCCCGGATTTACCCCGAAACAATACATGATTTTTTCCACTGATACAAACCTTCTCCATTTCAAGCCCCTTGGAAATTCCTATGCCATATAACATTACCTATATTGTTAATTATTTTTTTAAATCACCATAAATATCTAAAATATCTTTCACGATGGGACTTCGTTCAATATCCGTATGCTCAAAAGTAATACATTCTATACGTTTATGTGTGCGATCCTTGATTCGTTCATAAATATCTTTGAGTCCATTTTCGTCATATTTTCTATCGTGTTGTCTAAGATCCCCTGTTATTACCATTTTGCTATCATCCCCTATACGCGTGAGTAACATCTTCATCTGATTAGGCGTTGAATTCTGCATCTCATCAGCTATAATAAAAGAGTTCTTAAACGTACGTCCACGCATATACGCTAGAGGACATATTTCAATTACTTTTTCTTTAATCATGGATGCGATCTGCGTTTGATTATAAAATTCTCCAAAAATATCCATGATGGGACGTGTCCATGGATCCATTTTCTCTTCGAGCGTTCCGGGTAAATATCCAATATCTTCCTCCACGGAAACTGCGGGGCGTGTCAATACGATCTTCTTAAATGAGTCGTCGTTTAATCCTTGTATAGCCGCGTAACATGCTAACATGGTCTTACCCGTACCAGCTGGTCCAACTGCAAACACCATCGGTTTCATTCCATATAAAACCCTATTATAATCCCTCTGGTGATCATTTTTCGGAACCGTGCTCGGAATATTTATTTCAAATTCATACTCCTCTTCGTACATTTCGGATTCAAATGAACAAGGTGAAAATTTTTCGCGGCGACTCTTCTTCCCCATACTATTTAGTCAGAAATTTTAAATGGAAAATGTCGAATTAAAAAATCTTGTTAAATTTAAATGCTTGCTTTATTCTGTAAACCAATTATTGTAATTGAACCCACCAAAACAAATCCTATCATAACTCCCCAGGATTGTAGAATTGTACAGGTACGCGAAATAAAAGAAAATGACGTTCATGCTACATTTTTAGAACCTCTTGAATGGTATCAGGCTCCACCCGTGGTAATAGAAGACGAGTCAGGGAGAGGAGAGTAAACGTATTAGATTCGTACTGTTTTTTATTTTCATGAAAATAACTTCATCGCATTCACCTCCTTTAATCACCATCACGGGTTCTCCGCATTTTGTTCCACTTGTTTTGTACCGATCACACGCTTTAGCGGTACGTTCTGTGATGTCCATATTTTGACTGTATCCAATAAAGGTTTTATCGAGTTCGCCGAGCTCGTCGCGGGCTTCGACAGTTGCCTTCACGGAATATGCACCAAACTCCCATGGTTTGATTATATCAGGGGGCGGGGGTGGTTCTGCTAAAAATGATGCCCTGTTTCTCTTGAATCGTTTACGTAATGCTCCAGCTGGAGCCAGTAATAAAGCTGCGAACGCGTGCATTAATATAAGTACGTCTAGATTTTTTAAGTGTACTTAAGTCGATGTACATTTCATCAAAATGCAAGATGAATATTTTCTTCCTTTCTTTAATTCCAAAGGAGATCGCAGAACTTTCCTGTGATCAACATGTCATCAAGATCCAGTTAGAGATCGCTCAGATGTTGTATACCGCGTGGTACTACGCCGATCAAGAACAATACGTTCGAGAACATGCTCCGTATACGAAAAATGGATCTCAACGCGGGTACAAACCGGCTCACAAGAAACACCCCATGACAATGTGGATCTCTTCTAGTCTTCGTAACTACATGTTCGCATGTGATATCGGATTGGCCCTGTCAAAAGAATACACGAAACGGTACGGTAAAATCCATACGTGCGAAGAACATTTGCGATGGCTTAAGGATAATGTTCCACCACATTTCGACGAGCACATAAGCGATACCGCTTACTACTCTGTCCAGGGTATTCCAGAATGTATGCCCGCGGCGTATCATTGCCCAGATGTGATCGACGCATACCGCAAGTATTACATCAACGACAAGGCTTCGTTCGCGCGCTATAAAACGGGTACACCGTCTTTTATGCAAGGTATAAAGGTTTAAACTGTAAATTTTTTATGTATAAAATAATTCCGTGGTGTCCTCACGGAAATACATACCTTCAATGTACTACGTGTAATAAAGGACCTATATGTATTCATGGTGAAATTCAAGAGATGTGTTATTGTTGTGTAGAGGGTCAATTCTGCAAACATCGAACCTTGCGATATAGATGTCCCATATGTAGACCAAAATAATTTGTAATGTAATATAAATGAGTAACTTACAGAAGAAGATACCTTTTATGGCGGGAGTATTTGGACACCTTATTTTTCAAACTTTTGTCGCATACAGAGCCGCCGAAGCGACCTCCAGAAATGCCTACATGAAAGATATCGCTCGTTCCAATGCGTTATTGATAGGAATAATTGGTTTGGTGATACTTCTAGTGTTGAGTCTCTTGCGATTACCCATTCCTGTTAAGGTAGGGTTATTTACCATTTTGGCGTACATCGCTGGTATGACACTGCACAATGTACCCAATTTACAAGAAGCTCTACTCGAGACCGTGGGTATATTTATAGCCATGTTAGTCGCCGGCATTTTCACTGTTAAGATGGGATACAATCTCGATATTCTTGGTCAGATACTCTTCTTCTCACTCTTGACGATCTTAATCGCCAGGGTTATTAATACCTATGTGAGGCGTAAGTCTGAATCCGTCGTTCCTAGTAAGATTATATCGATACTATTTGCGTTATTTGTGGTTTATGATACGAATAAGATATTGCAGCGTAATTATGGGGGCAATTTCGTAAACGCATCTTTGGATTACTTTTTAGATATAATTAATCTCATTCCCTCGGTTGGAAATGAGTAAACAGACTTGCCGGGAATCGAACCCGGAATGCTGGATTAGAAGTCCAGAGTGATATCCGTTTCACTACAAGCCCTGCCCCCGACGAGACTCGAACTCGCGACCTTCGGCTTACAAAGCCGACGCTCTACCAACTAAGCTACGGGGGCGAATGGTGATTTTTTAACATTGCACGTTATATTTAGTCGACTGGTCCGATTACGGAATTCAGAATCTCTGGGTATAACGCGTTTTCTTTCACGTGATCCATGAGTCGCTTGCGATTCGTGAGATGCAACTTCTCAACGTCCGCCTTATTTTGTCCTACGTATGGAACTGCAAAACCTTCATCACACATCCACTTATTTACATTGGTCCATTGACCATCTTCGCACACCCATACTTCTGCGAGAATACGACCAAACTTGCCACGCGAATCGCGTTCAGGGCAACGAAGTTCGATCTCGATATCGTCCTTCTCCGAGGCGACGGCTTTCATGCACCACTCTTTGAGCTTCTTCTTAGACATGAGACCGAACACCTTTTCAACCTTATCAGATGTACGCGACTCGGGTGTATCGATGCCTAGAAGACGAACTCGTTGTTTCGTGCACACGTCGAAACCTAAATCTATACAGACGTCGATCGTATCCCCGTCAACGACCTTTTCCAAAGAAGAAACCCTGTATCTAAAATTGCATTCCGGAGAATCGTACGCCATTATATGGGACAATTGTTTCTAGTCTTTAACCCTAGTTAAAAAAATAGTGCTCGATTATAGTATGTATATCCGAGCATATTCTTCTAACGATTCATACAAATATAGACTGGAAAAGACCAGGAAGAATGTTCTAAACGAGATATACGAAAAACAACCTATCAAAATTAAACCGAATAAACCGGTTCCCGAGAATTTGCGTCTTCATCTACGATTCAAGGAAGCCATAGAGGAAGCCGAAGAAATATGTTCGGCAGATAAAAACTCTAATGAGTGTCATTCTGCGTGGTATGAGGTTGATGAACTAGAAGATTCTATCGCCCGGTGGTATCATCGACACGACTCACAGTGATTGTAGCCGGTTCTTCACTGTACGTATAATATTTTATAGAAATGCCAAATACACGTTTCATATGTGCATTCAACTCTCCGTTAATAGCCCCTTTCCAGTCTCTTAACGTAGTAGCAAAGTATTCCCCGCCATCTTCTCCAAATACCCTAGATCGAAAAAAGGGTTGCATACGAACCCATTCCATATGTCTATTCACCGTCGCAGGGACGGGTCGTTGACCTCTTTCAGCGGACTCAATAATATCAATAACGTAATATCCATGCCTGTCCGAGATGATATTTGCTTGCATACCCGGATATCCCTTAATATACGCTTCTAAATCCGCTCCACTTGGGAGTGTCACGTACACGTTTCGAGTACTCGAGGGTAAAGGTGAATCGCCTTTAGCGGTCGATATACCAGGGTGTGTGTGATACGAAATGTATGAATTTCTAAATATTCCCGTAATATGCCCGTTCACTTGCGTTCTTTGTTGCGACGTAAATCGTGTCGGAACGTTAAACTTGACCGTACTTCCGTCGGATACAAAATCTATTTTTCCTCCATACTCCCATCTTTTAAGGGTAGACATATCGTTTATTGCACGTAGCTCTTTTATGACACGCTTAGGAAGTTGTATAGTTGCTTTTGTATTCGACACGCGAACAACTTTCGCTACCATCTCCAAATCCCTTCGTTTGGCACTATTCGCAACGGGTGTGTAGTTTGTTGGAACACGTCTTCGCTTACCCAACATACCCGTACCGACTGAATTTATGTTCATGACATTTCTCTTGAACAGGTAGTTTTCAACATTTCTGTTTCCCTGATTTACGTTCATAGACGTACCCGATCTAGGCGTGGGCATCTTACTGTAAATACACAAAATTATCTCGTCTTGGTAATCTTAAGAGCCGATTTCTTGACAGCCTTGGGATCTATCCTGTTGACTGTACTTCTTTTGGGGTTGAACATTTTCTTATGTGCATGCCAATACTCTGGTGCACCAACCTTGAAGTTCTTGTGAAGCTTAGCCTTGTACCAAAAGACACAATCCTCGATACGGTTACTCTTACTTGTGTTGTCTAATACGATACACTCGTAATTCTCGGTGCAGGCATCCATAACCTTATTGAACATGTCGAACGATGGAAAGATACCAAAAAACGACTTGTAAAGTTTCTCTCGGTTCTGGATGATATTCTCTCGTAACACAAAAACATAATCAACGTTCGCGCGAAGAGCTGGAGGCAGGTCCATGCAATACTGCATAGTCAGCATGAAAAAAATCTTCCAGTGACGACCGTTCATAAAGCACTGTCTGATACAGGTGTCGCGCATGAACTTATTGTCGTACATACAATCATCCAATAGGAGAAAGGCTCCGCAATTCGTCTTACCGGCACCCACGAGCTTTCTTTGACGGTCCATCACACGCTCGATCGCCTCCCTGTCGTAGTCGCCATATATGAACAGGTCAGGTATGTACTGTTGATAATAATGATTACCTTCCTCAGTAGCCGATAAAACGATACCCGCTGGTAAATGTTTCTTGTACCATAAAATGTCAGTCACGAGGGTCGATTTACCCGTGTTACGTTTTCCTATGAATACACAAACCTTATCATCGGCCATCTTGGCTGGGTTGAATTTTCTCAATCGTAAATCCATCTATAATATCGCATTCTTTTATTTGATAAAATTTTACTCACATGTATTAAGAATGGCTGGACGTTTACGCCTCGCTGTCACCGGTATCCAGGATCAATGGCTTACCGGGGAACCGAAAATTTCGTACTTTTCGTCCATCTATAAACGACATACCCGATTTTCTACAGAAGCGGTCAGCATTCCCATCACTGGAAATGTATCATTGGGTGGGAACGCTATAGCCCGCATTCCAAATAACGTCGGTGATCTACTCCGAAGCGTGATCCTTAAACTTACCCTGGGAGAGTTACCAAACGTAACAGCACCTGGAAACCTGTATAATGCTTCACCTTCCACGAGTGTCATACAATACGTCGATTTGGTAATAGGTGGTCAAACCATTCAGCGACTGACTGGCGATTACATAGATTTATATAACCAACTCCATAGCAACAAGGATGACGCGGACACGACTCTTTACTACATGAACGGTCATAATAATCAGATACAAATCGTCAACGCACCAAGAACGTTTTATCTAAACTTACCGTTTTACTTTTTTAGAAATCCTAGCCTGGCCATACCCATATGCGCTATTACTCGACAATTAATCGAAATACACATAAAGTTCAGAGATGCAGATGATGACGTGACGTTTAGATACGAAGAAGTTTCTGGAAACATGGTACGCACCAAGACGGATATAGGATCTATCGTCGAGGCGTCTATCATCGCAGATTTCTACTTCATTACTCGAGACGAAATTAACTTTTTACTCACGCGACCAATGGAATATCTCATAACACAGTTACAACTGTCAACCATGCAATTTAAACCCAATGAATCTAAGAAATCAGCGTTGTTAAAGTTTACAAATCCCGTGAAAGAGTTATTCTTCTTAGCGAAAGAAGAGACTGGACCAAATGCTAATGGATTCACGACTATCATCCCCGACAGCTTTTCTCAATTGGGTACTGATATTGATGGTACAACTTCATTCGGTAATGCTGGTCAGAGTGTGTCAGTGTCCTCCGATGGGTCGAGACTCGCCGTAGGAATAAAATCGGGTGGTTCGAGTAGTCAGGGTATAGTTCGGGTGTTTGATTGGGATGGGACATCTTGGACACAAGTTGGTTCAGATATAGTCGGTATCAACAATGGAGATAATTTCGGCCGCGCCGTGTCTTTATCTTCGGATGGAGCGAGAGTTGCTATTGGAGCTCCCTTTGCAGACCCAGCAAGCAACTTTGGATACTTTAATTCTGGTCAGGTGACGGCGTACGAATTAAGTGGGTCTACGTGGGTACAAATGGGGTCAGTGTTTAGTGGTTCATTCAACGGTGAACAACTTGGATATTCCGTTTCGTTAAATTCGGACGGAACGAAATTTGCTTTTGGGGCTATACGCCCGGGGAATCTTGGATACGTCAAAGTGTACAACTGGTCCGGAACTTCATGGACGCAGGTTGGTTCTACTATGGTTGGTGACACTGCAAGTGATCAATATGGAACATCCATTTCGTTGAATTCAGATGGAACAAGACTCGCCGTTGGAGCAGCTGCACATAATACAAGTGGATATGTCAAGGTTTATGAATTTTCGGGGAATGCATGGGGTCAACTGGGTTCTATTATAAATGGTGAAGATAGCACTGATAAGTTCGGGTTCTCGGTCTCGTTAAGTTCAGATGGAACGAGATTTGCTGCTGGAGGGATTGGGAATACCGCAAATTCTGGTCACGTTCGAGTTTTTGAGTATTCTTCTGACTGGACTCAGGTTGGTTCTGATATTGATAGCGAATCTCCGGCTGATAATTTTGGATACTCCGTTTCGTTGAATTCAGATGGAACAAGACTCGCCGCTGGAGCGATATTTAACAACAATAATCGTGGACATACCCGGGTATTTGATTGGTCTGGATCTTCGTGGAATCAAATAGGTTCTGATATAGACGGAGAAGCTTCAAATGATTATTCCGGGCATTCTGTCTCGTTATCTTCCAATGGATTAAGACTGGCTATTGGGGCGCCAAACAACGCAGACGGTGGCAACCTTGCTGGACACGTTCGGGTGTACAGAATGGATGCAGAACTTGCAACACCCGAAGACCGTCTACTAGATACAACATCTTCCGATCAGGCATTTTCCAGTCATGTCACGGGTAAAAGATCCGATTACCGCTTCGTGAAAAACATCAAGTTTGAGTGCAATGGAAAGACAATGTTTGATCACACAGGTACATACCTCGCATATGAACAGTCTTTGATACATCACACCGGGTGTCCAGACGCGGGGTATGAATTCTATATGTATTCCTTTGCATTGAAACCGGAACTGTATTACCCCACTGGTCAATTAAACATGAGTCGCATCATCCATAAGAAACTAGACGTGGAACTCGATGAAGTTTCCACTACGCGAAACATAAACCTTTCAATATACGCTTTAAATTATAACGTCATACATGTCGAGGGAGGATTAGCGGGTTTAAAATTTTAACGGGTTATATTAGAAATGGCAGGACGGGTACAACTTGCCACTACGGGTACTCAGGATGCTTA